GGAGATTCCTATACCGTTCTAGAGTAGTAACTCTGGAAGGTGTTTCTTGTTCTAGTGGCAAATCAAGGAGAGAAGATACAGGCAAACCTTTATCTTCGTAATACTTCTTGACCGCCGCGGGCACTCCACTGTAACCGCCTCGAAGGTTCGAACTTTCGATGCAGTTAACCCAGTCTTCTGGGAAAACAAGCTGGAGAGCAGCTACGAACTTCTCGTCGAAGTTCACCGAAGTTTTCTGAATAAAATCCATATCAAGGGTTTTATTAAGAACTCGGCCGAAGGTAGGACTGATAGAGGATGGTACAGAGTACCAATTCTTTTCAGCTATCTTCAGTAGCCCGGTTAGGGACTGACTGTCTCTATCCATTCGAGAATAGATAGATCGGGTCAGATTGGTCATGATTTCGAGATTGGAACCCTCGAAAGACCATCCTAATCCGAAAGGTTCAACACAGTGTTGAACCTTGTCAACTATCACCCTTTGGATAGGGCTAAGGAGACACACAGCTCGTCTTCCGTAGTTTCGAACAATATCAAGGAAATTATCATCAGATAATTCCCTCCACTTATAAGAGGGTATAACCCTTTTAGAAGTGATTATCTTTCCAGCGAACTCACATAGTTCATTGGAGGACAATGATTTGTCCGGAGAATACGGGCATCCGAGGAATCCTAATGCTTCAATATATCGATGATATAGAGAGTCATCCAGGATTACCACGTCATCACCTAATAAATAGAACTCACCTTCATATCTCTTTCCAAGGAGATAGAGGAGGAGGAGACCATGTGTTAGGCCAAAGCTAGCAAAACTAGGATATAATCCCAGAGGCTGGCCTTGAGTCCATCGGATCGTCCCAATGGTTGATTTCCATTGCGATCGGCTAATCTCTTTAAAGAGATTGATGGATTGATGATTCCCAATCATACCTTTCAGCGCAATTAATTGGACTTCCAAAGGGAAGTAATCAGTTGCATTTGATAGGTCGACAGAATGAATCTGGCGGTGATTGGAAAGATGAATTTGGATTGCAGAAACAGGTTTACGTTGATCATGTGTACAATCCCAAGGGAGAGTACGCATATGAGAGTACAGGGCTTGACCCAAGGGCCGTAAGGCAACTTGGTGAACAAGGTAAGGAGAAGCGATTGCTCGCAACTTCAAACCAGGTTCTTGGAGGAAGTGTACTTCACCTCCCCAAACCCCAGAGTAGGGGTAGCCCAACGAGATACGTGAAGGATGTTGGTATAACCTAACACCCTCACAGACCTTGTCGTATATGCTCTTAAACTTTCTGAGCAAATGGACATGTCCATCGCTCTGATCAAAGTAGGATAGACTGGCAAGGCCAGCACCACTTTGAGACACACTCCTGTGTCCAAGTAAAGGAGCTTTCTTACTCTCAGATCCACGAAAGAAAGCGATTGATGATGGTTCACCAACCTCAATCTTCTTTTTGTACAGGTCTTCAACAAAGGATGTAAAGCCTTTAATGAAGCTGTCAGGTATTTGGCTTGTTGAAGCAGAAACTGCTTTAACAAACTTATCTCTTTGTGAACGACTGAGTTTGTCATTCCGAAAGAGGGAATACACCATAAGAGTGTGAACAACGGATTGAAAATTCCGTTCACTCTTAAGGGCATACCTGAACAATGTCCCGATGACCCCATAAGGATCACCATCTCGGTTAACCTTGACCTTCGAAAGTCTTGGTAGGCCCGAGCGGACTCGATAGAGATCGACTTTAAGAGATTTCAACCTCTTAACAGTCCATTCTATACCTGAACAATGGACCCACCTATCCACTAAGCCCGCGAAAGGCTTATGGGTATAAGCAGGCACTCCAAACACGTGAAGACGTTGACATATAGTTCCCTGTAGGTGCGGATCGAAGATCTGCATGTCCATAGTCCTTTCGGATTGTGACCCAACAGGGTGACGACGTGTCACCACCTTAGGTTATTTACAGTCCCGGTTAGTTTGAATTCAAAGAGTCATTCTTCCATGAGTAGGATTTTGAAACGTTTTCGGGATCACTAAAATGTTGGATTGCTAAAGTCGTAGCTTTCTTTAATGCCTTAAGATTCCTTCGCTCTTGGATAAGAGAGGACCGGAGATCTAAGTGAAGACCTTGCAGTTCCACAGAGCCCATCGGGTGTGGCAAGGAAGGATCATCACAATAGATTTCCAGTTTAACCCTCTCAATTTCCTTGAGAGTCTGAACCTTTCTGGCATGTTCAGTAACTATAGCTTGACACAAAACCAACACTGAGTGACCCTTTGACATTTCTCATCCTTTCATAGTGTGAGACTCCGCGAAAACTAACAACCG